GTTCTGGTGTATATTGGAAAAACCATATTAAAAAACATGGAAATGATATAACTACTACAATACTCTTTCAATCAGAAGATATAAACGAAATTAAAGAATATGGTTTATACATGTCATCACAATTAAATATAGTAGAATCTGATGAATTTGCTAATCTTATGCCTGAAAATGGAATAGGAGGAATTACTTCAACTACTTGGAAAAAAGGATCTATTCCTTCAAATAAAGGTAAAAAATGTCCTAATATATCAAAAGCGAAACGAGAATATTGGATAAAATGGAAAGAAGCTAATCCAAATTATAAAGACAATTGGAAAAAATATATTCCTAAGGGAAAAGAAAATTGGATTAGACATGATAATACGACTTCACTAAATATAACGATTATACAATGTCCGTATTGTAATAAAACTGGTAATGTTGGGAATATGAAACGATGGCATTTTGAAAAATGTAAATATAAAAACAATGGCTAATATATGCATAAGTAAGATTGACGAATCGTTATTGAGAATAGTCTCAAATGATTCTGGAGTTCTTATGGAACTTTCGGAACATTTTACATTTTATGCTGAAGGCTATAAGTTTATGCCAGCGGTACGGAATAAGATGTGGGATGGCAAAGTACGACTCTATGATTCTCGTACTGGTAAACTGCCGTATGGTCTGCTCTTTGAGGTACTAAAATTTGCAAACAGCAGACAATACGGCGTTGCGTTGGATGAAGCGCTTACGTCTCGAGTGCCTCCTACAGTTGAAGAGTTGAATGCCTTCGCTGCAGGATTAAAGATTATGGGAGGAGACAAAGAGATCACACCTCGTGACTATCAGTTGAATGCCTATTCTCATGCATGCAGTGAAGGTCGCAGTTTGATTATATCTCCTACTGGTTCTGGTAAAAGTCTAATTATCTATCTCACTGTTCGTTGGTTTTTAGAACACTATGATGAGAGTGTCCTTATAGTTGTGCCTACTACGAGTCTAGTAGAACAGATGACAAAAGACTTTGCAGACTATTCGTCAGAGGATGAAACCTTTGATGCACAAAGTGAGATGCATAAAATCTATAGCGGCAAAGAAAAGCATGACTTTAGTTCACGTATAGTAATTACTACTTGGCAGAGTGCAGTCACTTGCGAAAAGTCTTGGTTTAGACGCTATGGTATGGTCATTGGAGATGAAGCACATCTCTTTAAAGCAAAAAGTTTGAATACTATCATGGCGGCATGCGTCAACGCAAGCTATCGCATAGGCACGACTGGCACGCTTGATGGTAGCCTGTGTAATGAACGTGTCCTAGTTGGAAACTTTGGTCCAGTTCATAAGGTTATAAGCACAAAGGAACTTATCGACAACAACACACTCGCAGACCTAAAGGTAAAGTGTATAGTGTTGAAACATAATGATGAACTTAAAAAGAGCGTGTCTAAGATGGATTATAAGAGCGAGATTGATGTGATTGCTGGACTGCCATCACGAAATAACTTTATCGCTAAACTCGCACTAGACCAGACTGGAAATACACTTGTACTCTTTAACCTGGTTGAGAAGCATGGCAAGCCGTTGCATGCACTTATAAATAGTTTTAGTTCGGATGATAGAAAAATATTCTATGTAAGTGGTGAAGTAAACGCATCTGATCGCGAAGAGATAAGAGAAATAACTGAAAAAGAAAAGAATGCAATTATTGTGGCGAGTGTTGGTACATTTAGTACAGGCATTAACATCAAAAACCTGCACCAGATTATATTCGCTTCGCCAACGAAAAGCCAAATCCGCGTATTACAAAGCATTGGTAGAGGACTACGAAAGTCTGACAACGGAAGTCGAACGACAGTCTATGACATATCAGACGACTTCTCATGGAAAAAGAAAAAGAACTATACGTTGCAGCACGCAATCGAGAGAGTAAAAATCTATGCTAAAGAGCAGTTTGACTATAAACTCTATGAAATACAATTGCCATGATTGAAAAGTTATTAGACACAATAAATGATTTAGACATTCGTGTCTATACTCTAACCAGTGGCAAAACACTTATAGGCGAATGCGCAGAAGCGTATGAAGACAGCGTTGAGCTGCACTGCACCCTTGAAATTAAAAGACTACTCGTAAAGTCTGGTGTTTACAGCGAAGTAATGATGCCGATCGTATCTGGTAATGATGGTGAGCCATGCTTGGTTTATAACAAAGCTATAGAGACTGAAAGCTTTGCTTCTGACGACCTTAAACGTAAGTATGCAGAAGCTCTAATTTATAACAGACTATGTCAAATGATGGATGAACGTTCTTTAGAAGAAGATTTAAAAGCAGAGTATGCTAAAGAAAACCTAGAAAAATCTTTTCCTGAACTTGATAAACAGAAGCAACCGTTATCACAAGAGGAACTATTGAATATCTTCTTAGAGAGATGGAAACAATGATGTTTGTTTTTGTTGAATACAATTTATTATACCATCCTTTGAATAGTATGTAAATAAGAAAATGCACAACGCATAAAAAATATATTTACAATTTTGAAATTTAATATATAATGAGACCATGAAAACTGAAAAGACTAAACGAAAATCACGTGGTGATGACTATGTGAATAACAAAGAATTTTCTGCAGCTGTTGTCGAGTATGTCCAAGGAGTAATGGATGACCGCACAAATGGCAAAGAAGCTCGACAAATTCCTAACTATATTGGCGAATGCTTTATGAAGATTGCCAATGGCTTGTCTCGTAGCCCAAACTTTATGAATTACAGCTACAGAGAAGACATGGTTATGGATGCTGTAGAAAATTGTGTAAAGGCAATTACAAACTATGACATTACGAAACCTACTCGCACTGGCAACCCAAATGCATTTTCTTATTTTACTCAAATTTCGTGGTATGCGTTTTTACGCCGTATTGCGAAGGAAAAGAAGCAGGCTGATATCAAGCAGCTCTTAATTGAAAAAGGCGGTATTGGTAATTTTGCTGAATTTGATGACGACGACATGACTGGTGAATCACTAGTCGAAAAGGTTCGTCAAAAGAATGACAGCTTTTATAATGAGCCTGATGCAGCTGCTGCCCCTAAAAAAGAGACTAAAAAACCACGTGCTGAGAAAAAAGCACTAAACTTTGAAGAGTGTGGTCCTCTCTACGATTTTCTAGACTAATACCTCATTATGCGTATAGCAATCCTCACTGACACCCATACTGGTGTTAAAAATGGCAGCGATATATTTTTAGACTATACTGAAAAGTTTTATTCTGAAATATTCTTTCCTTATTGCCTCGAGCATGGCATAAAACAGATATTGCATCTCGGTGATTATTTTGATCATCGTAAATATCTAAACTATAAGGTGTTGCGTCGCAATCGCGAGATGTTTCTTGAAAAACTCGTTGAGTATGGCATGACGATGGATATTATTCCAGGCAACCATGACACATACTTTAGAAACACAAACGATCTGTGCAGTCTAACTGAGCTGCTTGTCTATCATAAGCAGTGCGTTAACGTCTATATGCAGCCCACAGTAAAAGACTATGACGGTTGCTCAATTGCATTACTACCATGGATTGCATCTGATAACTATAGCGAGAGTGTAGAGTTTATTCGTAATGCACAAGCATCAATCGTCGGAGCACACCTTGAATTGCAAGGTTTTGAAATGATGAAGGGTGCACCTGCTGTCAGTCACGGCATGTCAGCAGAATTATTTTCTCGTTATGAGATGGTGCTGTCTGGTCACTATCATACAAAGAGCAGTCGCGATAACATTCACTATCTCGGTGTGCCATACGAGATTACTTGGGCAGACTATGCAGACCCAAAATATTTTCATGTGCTTGACACGTCAACTCGTGAGCTGAGCGCGATACGCAACCCACTTACACTCTTTAATCGTATTGTCTATGATGACAGCGTGCATGACTATTCAACGTCTAACGTCTCTCATCTTCGCAACACGTATGTCCGTATTGTAGTCGCGAATAAAAAAGATCCTTATGTCTTTGACAAATATATTGACGCGATCAATGCTATTGAACCCTTTGACTTGAAGATTGTTGAGAGCTTTACTGAATATGCGGCAGACGCCGTCGACGACGAAGCGATTGAAGTGTCTGATACTCCTTCACTGTTAAATACATATGTCGACGCTATCGAAACAGATCTAGACAAAAATAGAATCAAATCAAAACTACATGAGCTCTATACCGAAGCTCAACTACTTGACGGAATATGATTACCTTTACACGATTGACATACGCTAACTTTTTGAGTGTTGGCAACTCTGAGATTTCTATTGATTTAAATTCTACTCGTTCGACACTCGTAGTTGGTCATAACGGAGCAGGAAAGTCACTTATGCTTGACGCGCTAAGCTTTGCACTCTTTGGCAAGCCGCATCGTAATATCAACAAACCACAACTGGTCAACAGCATCAACGGGAAAAATTGTTTGGTTACTGTTGAGTTTAAGATTGGTCCAGTTGAATACAAAATTATTCGCGGTCTCAAACCAAATATATTTGAGATATGGCAAAATAACATACTCGTCAATCAAGAGTCTCATTCACGTGACTATCAAAAATTACTCGAGACGAACATCTTAAAACTCAATCACAAGAGCTTTCACCAGGTTGTAGTGTTGGGAAGCAGCAACTTTATT